GATAATTTATTGCTATCATATATCGTAGTCATTGTTGTAGATACATTATTAGGGTTCACCTCTAGTAAAGTAGCTGCTATAACATCATTAGGCAAATCAATAGTAGAATTACCAATTATATATCTTTTGTCGTTAACACTAATTTGTGCAGGGTCGGTATCTACAGCCCTAATAGGCATAGCACCACTAAATCTACCTTCTGCTGTTTGCATACCCATAAATGCAGCGTCAAGATTTATTATGTTCTTGTTTAAGCAGTTTGAGTATTGTTTTACAACTAACTCACTTAAGCTTCTATATATATCTGTAGGGTATTCCTGTCTGTACCAATTCTTTAAGTTTAAACCAGCAGAATCACTTAAAAATCCCTTGTAGCTATACTTGCCATCATTTATGTCATTAAAGCCCATTGGTAGGTCTATTTCAAGGACATATTCATTATTGTTAGTAATATAGCTTTCTGTTGTTAGGCTGATAAAGGTGGACTGTAAATCAATTTTAAAATTACTTACATCTGCACCTGCAATGGTAGATTTCCAATAAGGAGCTGAGTTATCACATAAAATAAGCTCTACTACAAGTTGACCAGTTACAGGGCAAACAGGAGTTGTTACGTTTACATTAGCTTTTGGATCAGCAGGATTAAATGCCTCAAAATAATAGTGATCTCCTGTGTTAACTGCTTCTTTCCATGCTTTATTATTATCTAAGAAATAAGAAGGACCTGTTGCAGGATTAACTTGTACTTTTAATATAAACAATGCATCTGGACCACCAGCAGGTGTTCCTAATCCTACAATATCAAATGATATATTAAAAGTATCACTTGAGTTAAGATTTGGTAAATTATTAGGGGATACAGAAACGTAAAAAGGGTTAACTGTTAAATCATGGCTTAAAATAAAAGAATTATACTTTCTTTCAGGATAAGGCTTTACATAATTAGTACCACCATTTCTTACTTGTGTCCATCCAAAAGCATTGCTTACTGTTGGTGAAACATATTCATATATCTTTAAATCCCAGTTTGTAGCATAGTTAGTAGGGTTTTCAATAGTCTTGTTAAATCTAATCTTGTTATAGCCTTTTCTAATTAATTTAAATTGGCTATTATCTACAAAGTATAATCCAGTATCATTTCCTGAATATCCTTCAATTATACCTTTTACATCAAATACGTCATTACCACTTACTGTCCCATCACTATTATAGATAGTAACATAATAAGACTCTTGTGCAAACTGAGTTAAAGATACTATATGCCAATTACCATTAGCCTGAAACAATCTTGCCCCAAAGCTTTTAGTTATCATTGTTAAAATCTCTAAACAGTTTAGTGTTTCTTGTTTGTCATTAACTATTGTAGCATAATTTATATATGTTTGGTCTAATGGATCAGCATTTAAATTGCCTGTTCTATTAGTCATCCCTTCGGCATAAAAACTTATACCACTTATGATATCATAATCTAAAGGGTATTCTAACTCTAATAAACAATCCTTTATAAAGGTCATTGCTTTTTGCACTTGTGTCAAGTATATAGTGTTAGGTAAGTCGTATTTAATTCTTTCTAACATACCCAACCCATCTATAGCACTAAAAGACAGTTCTTTTCTACCTGTATTAAATGAAAACTGTACATCATCACTTATAGACCATCCTTGAAAATCTGTAACACCGCCTGATACGACCTTAACAAAATACTTTCTGTCATTTAGAGTTGTAAAGTTTGGCATATTTTCTATATCATCAGTAACGTCAATAGACACATTTAATTGACTTACATAAATAGGCTCAAACGTATCATCACTATTAGGTATATATTCTAATTGTAATCCTGTAGCTTGATATTCTATAGTGCTGCCAACATATCCATCTTCGTAAAGATAAACTGTACTACTAACATTACTTTTACTAGCTGTATTTATTATATATTTTACTGCGTATGCCATTACCCTCTTCTAATATTTAATGATGAATTAGACCTTTGCATAGCCAAAACTAAGTCTTGTCCTCTTAATACAAACTGACCATTTCCACCACCACCAATCAAATCTTTCAATTTATCTAAAGGTGCTATAACCTCAGGGTTATTTTGTGCACCTGGATATTCACCCATTAGACCCATAGTAGGTCCTGATACGATACCACCATTAGCAAATGCCGTAGGATCAACAGCAGATTGCTTAAGTCTATTCTTAATTATAGTACCTAAGGCAACAGCTCCAACACCAGCAGCAATAGCTACAAAAGGATCAGGTGACGCAAAAGCTATTTGTAATAATGTTCCATATTGTATTAACATTTTACCAATGTTAATTAAAGCGTCAGCAAGTAATTTTTGGAAATGTTCGAGAGGCTTAACTTCGCCACCACTTAATGCGTTACCTATATTTTCGCCTAAAGTTGTAAATGAATCAGCTAAAAATCCTGATATAATACCACTTATTCCTTGAGCAGTAGCTTGAAATGTATCACCCAAAGATTCTATCTTGTTGTTCATTTCATCTATTTCCTTGTCTACTGCTGCAACTTGCGTAGGTAATCCAAGTAATTCTAACTTAGCTTTTTCTTCTTGTAATTTCTTTAAGGCATCTTTGTAATCTTTTATTTGTAGATTAATGTTATTTCTATCTAATCTTAATCTTACCTTTAAAGCATCTTGTATTTTTTTAATTTCAGCAGAAGTCATGTTTTGATTTATCTTATCAATGGCATCTGCGATATTTTCTCTGTTTTGTATTATTAACTTACCAATTTGAATTTCTTTGTCTAATTCTTTTTTTAGTAAATCTTCTTTTAAATTATAAGTTTGTTTATATAAATCAGCTATAGTATTTTGATAAAATGACTCTTCAATAATACCTTGATTATGCCAAGCTACTAAATCAGCCATTGCTTTCTGAAGTAATTGTACCTTTTTTAAATCATTGCCTTCTGCATAAGCTAACTGATTATTTAAATTATCTTTAAATAATCTTTGTTCTTCTTCTAAAGCTTTAATAAAATCTTTTGCATATGTATCTTTTGGCTCAGGCTTGTCTTTACCTCCTCCACCACCAGGCAATAAACCTGCTACAAATGTCTTTTGTAATTCAAGAATTTTGCTTTTTACTTTTTCAACAGCACTAGCTGCATTAAGAACAACTTGTTCTTGATTCATCCATTGTCTATCGGCTTCATTTGTATATGCTTTTGTAGCTAAAGATGTTACATCAATTTCTTTACTTAATGTTTGATAATTTAATATACCATCTTTTACTACAGTCTCAGATGCTTTAGCTGTTTTTTTAGCTTGTCCAGCTAATTCCTTTTCTTTATCTAAAACCTTTACTAGCGCAACATATTCATCTTTATAAGCAGCAATAAGAGCTTGATTAAGCATTGCTTCTGTAACCTTCTTAATTGCTTCTTCTGATTTGCCTGTTTTTATAGTATTTTCATCTAACTTTATACCATAATCTTTAAGAACCTTATTTACTTCATTAATTGCATTCTTTCTTTGTAAATCTGTAGAGTTTGCATCTCTTGCTATTTTAACATAATTTGTAAGCAATAATTCGTTGGCGTAATAATCATTTTTAGAATCGCCTAAAGCTTTATTTAAATCTTCTTGTGATTGCTTTAATTCATCAGTAGTTTTTTTAGCTTTAAACATACCCATGTCCCAAGCTGTAATAACAGCTATAAGAGCAGATATACCCAAATATATAGGACCAGTCATTTTAGCAAACCCACCAGCAACAGCAGGAAGGTTATTTTGAATACCTCTAAATCCAAATGGCAAATCCTGAATAACTAACGCAAGGTTAGTCCATTGTATATTATTTTTTCGTAAAGAGCCTGTAGTAGCATCTATCCCAGCAGATGTTGGCATTGATGCGGTCATTTTCTTAAAACTAGCACTAGCTGGGTCTATTCCATTTGCAACCAAAGACTGAAAGTCTTTTTGAAGTTTATTAGCAGCAGCTCCTGCTTGTTGTGATGCAGGACCAAATAACTTAATAGCAGCCTCTAGATTTTTAGCGTTCTTTTGTATGTTATTAGCAATTTTCTGGAACTCTTTATCAGTACCATTAAACTGACCAATCATTTGATATAACGCATCATTAACCCCTTGAAAATCGAGGTTTAGTTTTAAGTCTACTTGATTATCTGCCATTATCCTATTTCTTTATATTATCGTATTTTTTTAAGACCTCTTTAAGTTCCTCAGGTGTCATTACCCTCTGTTTTACAAAGTTACGATTATCGCAGTCAAGTGGTAAAAGCTCATGTGGCTTTATCTTTTTGCCTTTTGGAAGTTGTATGTTTAGCAAAATAGAAGTTTGCCACCTTGCTCTTAACCATTCTTGTTCTTCTTTATGACGGTAACCATACCAAACAAAATCTAACTCAGCCATCGTCATATCCCAAAACAAATGGGGAAGCACTTGGCACTCCCCCATTGTATATCTTTCAATATCAATCCACTCTAATTTTTTTTTACAGCGTCTTTATTAGCTTTCTTATTAGTAGGTTGTTCAACACCACTATTCATGCTTTCTGCTAAAGAAGCCATAACATCTTGAAACTTTTTACTACCTAATCCACCCATATCATCAATCCAATCACAAACTGTAACATCTGTAAAGCTTGGAGTTATTCCTTGACTATACAATGGATATTCTGCGGCAGCTTTTAGCAAATTAGTAATCGCATCTAATGATTGATTACCTGATAATGCTTCCGATATGTCTGATGGTCCAATACCTTGTAATTGACAGAATCTTTTTAAAGACCATGTACAAAACCTCATAGGTATTTTAGTCCCATCGCTTAGCGATAGTTCGTAATGTCCTCTCATATTTTGGTGTTTTTGGTGTTATTATGCGTTAGTAGCCTGAGTTAATTGACCTTGTCCTGTAAAAGAAGCAGAGTAAGTAACTGGAGACTCCATGTCAGCAGTAATATCTAAGCTTTCTACAAATGCAGAACCAGACCAAATTAAGTCACCTACTATTGGAGTGCTACCAGTAACTGTAGTAAACTTAACTGTAACTACGCCTCTACCATTTAAAGCAGAGAAAATATCTCCTACTACATAGTTTGTACCTGTTGGCTCAACTGTAGTAAGACCATCTGTAGTTAAAGACCAAGAACGCAAACCTGCGATTTGATCAGCCCATCCACCGCTTGATTTAGTTGTTGCATCTGGTAAGTCAGCACTTACTGATAAAGAGCAAGATGTAGAGTGAGCTACAACTTCAGTTCCTACTAGAACTACTAGGTTTGTACCGTTAAAAATTCCTGTTGTTGGCATTTTATTTTATTTTAATTTTTTATAATATTTGAGTTACAAAATGTTCGAATACAATGACTCTTTTAAACACATAAGCCTCATCCACATAATCAAAGGTAGCTTCATTAGATGACATTCTACGAGTGACTATTTTAAAGTCAGGAGAAGCACTTGGGTAATCTGGCACATTAACGCCTATGATCACTAACAATTCGTTAGCCCACTGGTCTACCGATTTCTGCCCTACTTCACCTGACTTAAGAGTTCTATACACAACATCAAATTGAATAGTAACATCAAAGTTGTAACTCTGCTTGTCGCTATTTTCCAAAGATGTTTGACTGCTTATGAGTAAAAACGGAGGCTCTACATCATCAGGCGCAATAGTATCGTAAACACCCAAAGAAAAACTCTCTGAGGCTAACTTATCTACATAAGCCTTTCTTATAGCTAATCCGCAATCTTTCATTAAGCTTCTGTTTCAGCTTTTACTTCCTCAGGATTTTGCTCTTGAGCAAGTTTTGATAAGAACTGAGTTAAAGGCAAACCATACTTAGTTGGCAATTCTTGGATGAATGCGTCTAATTGTTTTACCTGCTCTTCGTTTAATGTAATTGTCATGGTATTGATTTTGTACAAATTTAGTGAAATATATTTATATAAGATTACCTTACTTTATAGCTTTTTAAGGTTTTTAACAATGTTGCATATTTCTCATCAAAAGTCTTAAAGAAGAATGGTCTATTAGGCATATTGTAATCCCTTAATTTTGAGCCTCTAAATTGTGAAGCAAAGCTATTCATTGGCTTTTTAAGGCTAAATTTATATTTAGGAATTCCAAATCCACCTCCTGTACCAAATTCAACATAAGGTGCATATTTAACTGTTTCATTACCCATTGAGAATGAGGCATACCCATTTTGATATGGAGTTGATGATACGCTTCTAGATAAATTACCAGTTCTTTTATATGGTTTTTTTGCTGCAGGAGCAACTCTAGGTAAATTACCTGCTCTTGTTGTAGCTTCCATTTCCATAGCTTTTACAGACTTATTAATTTCTTGAACAGCATAAGCTTTGTAAGATTCTGCCGTCTGCTTAAACTTTTCTTGAATTTTATATAAAGCCTTAGTATCTACTGTAAATGTAGCCATTATTTAAGGGTTGAGCAACCTATTAAAAAATACTTATTACGATCTTGTTCGTTTATG